TTTTATAATTTTAAAATGATAATTAATTTATTTTTCCTTAACCAAGTATTTGTCGTCTCAACATGTCGAGAGTTGACTCTTGCTTCTGAGGTGCTGCTTGCCTATCTTGGGCAAACGATGGGTTCTTAATCTCATTAATTACGTTCTCTGTCCCTTTGCTTCTGTACTGATTAGCGACACCTCTAACAATCTTGTCGATGTTATTTAAGATGTACATATCTGTATTGAGAGCGTCAAAGTTCCAGTCACCACTTTCGTCTACATACTTATCAAAGAAGTTTTCTAAGTTAGAGTTGTAGCCCATAATCTCCTGACGAGCTTCGTCATCTAGATTATAAACAAACTCTTCACCCTTATCATTCATAGAGAAAGATAAACCTTCAAGGTCATTAACCTCACTCTCCATTTGTGATAACCATTCTCCTCTTTCAGCTTCAGATACTTCAGGATCATCTGCTTGCATTGGCATAGCATAATCCTCTTTTACCTTGTTAAAGTAGTCTCTAGCAGCTTTAGCGTCCTTAGTAAGTTGAACCTTACCAGCGTTGGTCTCCCTCGAACTATACTCCTCAGAATCTGTTTTGTATGTTGCAGCAATGTAATCATTTAACTCAGCTTCAGTTAAACTTGGATTCTCTAGCTTAAGATATTCCTTCATTACAGCATCATCAGATACGTTAGATAAATCAACCGTCTGAGTGTTTAGGTAATCTTGAACAGTACGACCAGTGTTTTTTACATACTCATTAATAACTTGAAGCTGCTCGCTAGCAAAGTCATTGCTTTCTGTTTCTACACTAGTGTTGTCAAAATCATCAAATGATGATATGTCTCGCCCAAGCTTCTCGCTAAGGTATTGTAAGACAATTTGGTCATCACTTAATTCCTCGTAACCCTCATCTTGTTGACTAGTTTGATTTTCATCAAGACTGGTCTCCTCAGTATTTAAAGAACTCTCACCTGTCAAGTCTATAACGTTAGATTGCTCCTGCGTTACAGGTTGCTCTGACTCAACTGCTTGGTTTTCATCACCAGTCAAGTCAACGATATTTTGTTGATTTTGAGGCTGAACAACCTCTCCACCAAGCTTACTTAATAAATCTTCTCTTATATCCATTGTCTTTAATTTAATTACTTATTTTTCGCAAATATAAACTTTTTTATTACAAAGTCAAATTATTTAACTTACTTTGTTTTCTTCGCCTAGAGGTCCTCTTTTACCGTCTCTCTGCTCTATCATTTGAGATTGATTTATAGCAGACTGTTGTTGAACCTCTTTTCTTACACTACCTTGTATAGAAGCAGCTCCCTCCTTACCTAAGTTACCTAACTCTATCTCTCTAAGTCTTCTTTGATGTTGCGCTTGCTCAAACTGTTCTTTAAGCTGATACTCCATTTGCTTTAACTCCATCTCTGCCTGAGCCTTAGCTTGAATACGAGCCTGTTCTATTTGAACCTCTGCCTGCATTTCTTGTTGCTTAAGCTGTGCAGCTTGTTGAGCAGACTGTTGTTGTAACATAGCATTTTGTTCTGACGCTTGTTGAGCCTGAGCTTGCTGTTCCTCTTGATATTTCTTTCTTCTTAAGATAAGCATTTGATTAGCCATCTTAATATTCTTAACAGAGCGAATCATTATAGCGTCCTCTAGTCTTAACTCTTTTTGAGCTAAAGAAACCTGAATGTTTTGCTCCATCATCTGTTTTTCTTCCTCGTTAGGCGCAACCTCTAAGGTAATACCAAATTCATGGATGGATAGCTTCTTCATAAGGTCTATTGACTCCATTGAAGTTTCCCCAATAACATTAGAGTACATACTATGTAGGTTCTTAAAGTTTATTAGGTCTTGCATACGAACAGTAACACTCTGAGCTACTCTCTTAGTTACATTCAAGTAAGCATCATTAATATCTCTAGTTGCGTTATTTGATGCTAGAAGAGATAACTTTTGAACACCTACTAAAGCTTCACTAGATGGTTTAGACGCATCACGAGCCTCGTTAATACCAGTCACGTCACGAATCATCTGCATGTTATGGTTGTATACATTAATAAGAGTCATAAAGTCTCTACCTATACCATTCTCTAATTCCTGTATCGGCATAGCTCCTGTCATCTGACCCTCATCATCTATACGTCTATAATAGATGTTACCAGTTTGATCGTATATTTCTTGAAGCTCCATAGGAGTAAACGTACCACCATCTCCTTTAGATACATTCTCTAAAGATCCTATTTCAAAAGCAGCACCCTTTGGTCTAGCTTTAGCTAGTGTGTGCTGTATCTTAAGGTGAGATAATTGTATCTGGTCTGCAAATGGAATCATTCTATCAACTAAAGAACGACTCTTCATTTTGTATAAGTTAGGTTGGTATACGATATAAGAAAGTCTAGTTTCAGATAGGTTAGACTTAGTTCTAGGCATATCCTTCATTAAACCATAATCAAATACGTAATCAGAACCTATAATATATTTACCTGTGTATACAACCTTTACTGTAGAACCAATAGCTTTTCTATTAGTCTTAGAGTTCTTAGGTTGCTTGTAGTTAGATGGTTTTTTATTTACTGAGTAGCCACCCTTCTTATTTTGTTTCTTTTCGTATTTTAACTCGTGACTTGTCATAAACTCAGCATCTAATACGTTGATGCTAAATTTATCATAATCATAAGTGTTGTCTCCATTTTCGTAGTTAGCTGTAGTATCAAAGTACATAGGATTGTTATTCTTACCTGCGTACTCGTTAGCTATCTTAATATAGTCTTCCTCGCTAAACTGATCTCCAGCTTGTTGCTTCAAATCAGCAATAGTCATAGAGTATACCTCACCTGCATGCTTCATGTTCTTAAAGTCAGAAGACGAAGAGAAAGATGTAATTAAATTTGAAGGGTCTACATATCGAATGCTGAGACCTCTTGTAGGAGATAAATCTGTTTTAGCTGCACATATCCCTAAAACAACAAGATCACGTATCATGTATCTTTTTACCTGATCGTAATCGTTTATATTTAGTGTATACTCAATTGCTTTCTCTAAAGCTATCTCAACGTTTTGCTTATAGTTTAAAGCCATGAACATATCAACCTCTTCAGAGCTTTGTGCTACAAAACCATTTGGAGCTAAAGGTATGCCAGTCTCGTCTTCTAGATTTTCTAAGAAATCCTTAGATAGCATATCCCCAAGCATTTGTTTCTTCTTCTCTAACCTTTTGTTAGCTGCGATAGGGTCTATAGACTCAGCCTTAACATCATACTCTTGATTAACCATTCCGTTAACTATAACGTCAACAAACTTTGGTATTATAGATACAGGACTCCAATCTATATTAAGGTAAGAGGTATCACCCTGTACATCAAGCAAGTCTTTATATTTACCAACATCTTGATTACCCTCAGCGTAACTTCTATTCCTAGAATATCTTAACTTTTTATCCCTAAAGTATACGTCACTGTTGTTGTGCCAATCGTAGTACATTGTTTTAAAGTACTGTAACCCATAAGCCAATGAAGCTTTCTCCTCGTTTGTAGACAAAGGAGAAGGGTAACCGTATGACTCTTGTTTCTTGTTAAGCATATCTATTTTATTTTTTTACTAAACATCCCCTTGTTAGAGTATTTTTTAACTAAGGGAGATGATACCTTTAATTCTTTCTTTGGTTTAATATATTTTTGAGAAGCTAGTAAAGCTAAAGATGAAGAAATACTAGCATCATACTTTGTTCTGTTATCTATTTCAAATCTACTCCAGTCATCAAGTAAAGTATTAAAATAACACCTTCCCATTTCTCCTGTATCAGACTTCATACCCACGTGGTCATATATATAAGTCGCTATAGCTTCTGCCTGAGCATTTATTACTGCAGCTCCAGAGCCAGGTATTCCCTTCGTCTTTTGTCTTCCTCTACTCCACTCAGTATGAGTCATATCTGGTCTATCCATTAGATACTCGTAATAACCTCTATTTTCAAAATACTTTAGTATACCTACTTTATTGTTCTCAACTAATATTTGACACCCATAGAAAACACACATCTTAATCATGTCTTCGTAGAATATCTCTGCTTTAGGTGGTCTATTAATATACTCACACACAAACTGCATAGACGCATCACTTGACATGCTAAACTTATGAAAAACATGAGCAGCAGCATCAGATCTCCTACCATCAGTAGTGGTGTCATGGTCATAAGGGTCACAACCTGCAACCAAATCCCCTGTCTTTCCAGGAAATTTTTTATTGTATCTAGAAGAGACAACGTTTTGATTTTGAGTCTCTGGAACCCAAGTAATCTCCCACTTGCCTTTTCTGTGAGGTACCCACATAACCTCGCTATCCTGTACTCCATTCTTCCAAATAAACTCTCCTCTTGTTGTGGGAGTGTTGTTAACCTCATTGTAATCCATCTGTTGATAGATTTTTTCAACGTCAAATATACAACTTTGAGTATCATTTCTAAATGCTTCCTCTATAGTAAATGGAAACTGTCTTTTAAATTCTGATAACGCTGTCGTATCATTCTTCAAAGCATCCCTTCTATTTTGGATATAATCTTTAGCACCAACATCAATAAGCATCTCATCTACACCCATAACAGGTTTCTCAGGAGTTTCTATTACAGAGTTACCATACTCATCAATAAAACCTTCTAAGTTATCATAAGCTGGTATAAACAACTTGTATAATCCACTCTTGGTTCTACCATTTAAGTCTTTCTCACACATGTCAGAGTCGTAGAATATATCCTTATACTCTGACCCACCATCCTGTAGTTTGTTTGCAGTAGATCCCATCATGCATTTACCTACGATCTTTCTACCTAGTAATAGACAGGTTTGAGTTACACTCCAATTCTTCTTTATAGAATTTTGACCAACCCATTTAGCTGCTTCGTCATGCACTAGAAGTTTAAGCTTCTCACCATCGTAACTATTATCTCCAGTGTTTTTCCAATCTATACTAGAGTTTAAAGCCTCAGAGTTTTCTATATGCTTTTGATTCTTTGTAATCTTTTTAGCAGGTTCTCTGAATGCAAGCTCTACACGAGGGTTACTAGAACCATCTTGTATTGGCTGAAAAAAGAAAGGGTAGTTACGATATATACGCACCACCTTATCTGTAAACATAGTCTTAGCATCTGCCCCAGTCTTTGATAATATACCAAACCTACTCTCGTAAGTCATTGTAGATAAATTAACTGTTTCACTACTAGCCATATAAGAAAAACCACTACGTCTGTTTTTAAGAAAACACATCCCGTAAGAGTTCTTATCTAATTTACACGCTTCCCAAAAAATAAAGAACGTCCTGTTAGCAGCCCTGTAATCAGGATAACCAACGTCTATCTTACTCCACTGAATAAACATATAATGCGATCCAGTGATATACGTAGGAACTCCGTTGTTATAAAACCATAACCCCTCCATTCTACGCCTAAACTCTTCCTCTATATAATCAACATAGTCAGAAGCGTTCTCCCTTGTTAAAGCTTTAGGTGGTTGAAGTCTAGTCCACTTCTGCTTTGCTTTGGGTAGGTCATGGTAAAGTATATCTTTCTTGTACCTAGGTTTTTTAGGTAAGACAACTGTTAAATTGTCAAACTCCATTACCTCACCATGACTGTCTTTACTTAAATATATCGTATTACTTTCTTGCATACTTCTCTGCAAAAGAGCCTTTGAAATCTTTCTTATCCTCTATTAAGGTCTGACCATCTTTTATTCTATCCTCAAGGTTTTTTATCCCCAAAAGAATCTCTTGACAGTCTTCAAAACATTCTCTTTTTGCTTTTATTGCTTGTCTTCTCTTTGCATCATCCTCTTCTAGTAAAGGTTTACTTATCTCTTCTATAAGAAGATCAATAGCTCCCTTACTCGCTTCTATAAGCCTTTCTAAGGTCTGTAGAGCATAATTCTTATCATTACTCTTCATACAGAGCTAATACATCAAAATTACGCATCCTAAGGAGTTTCATTCCATCTATATCCATGTCATACTCAGAGTTCTCACTCCACATAACTCTATCTCCTTCTTTTACTCCTTGCTCCTTCATCCAGTCATTAATAATAACTGCTTTTCCATGAAGCTCAACCTCAGAAGCTGATGTCTCTAAAAATATTCCAGACTCAGATTGCTCTGGTTCCTTCATCTCTTGCTCCATAAAGTTCCAAACACCTACAGGGATATACTCTTCACCTCTTTTGATAAGGTATATTTGTTCTGCAAAAGCTTGATATATGTTATCTTTATCAGCATGCTTAACGTAGTTTGTATCTGTTGCCACAAAGTGGTGAAACCAAACCTTATCACCTTCCTGTATCCCTACGTCTTTAGTGTCTTGTATTGGTGTTTTATACACCGTTCCATACTGTCTTGCTAATCTCATAGGATCGTAAGACGTATCTCTATACAATTCTACACCGTTTAACATTAGTGTATCCTCTGTCTCTTTTTCTACTTCTATCCAGTAGAGGTCTTTAATTGGCTTCATCTTTTTTTCTTTTAATTTACTTTACTTCGTAGTCATCTAGGACATCTGTGTTGTATTCTATAGCCGTTGGCTGAGAGAAAAACCTTTTCCAAGGTCTAGAAAATTCCTCTGTCTCTTTCTTTATATACACGTCATACACTACTTGTTGATGCTTATACCAAGCTGCTTCGTCTTGTATGATTGCTGTTATCTTTAAAGAGCCTCCTAACATTTTTTGACCTACCTGGTAAGTCAAACCCTGTTTTAAGTCCCCTATAGTTATCTTTCTTATAATAGGGTTTATTGTTTCCATTTTAATTTAATTTAATTCTTTTTTATTCTACTCGTATAAATCTCTTGATAATTTAACGTATCCTACTTGAATACCTTTAGATGATGCTGCTGCATGAGCCTGCACCCCAATAAAAGGTAATAAGTTTATATCATCTGCAGTAGCTAAAGACTTTGTAGTTTTAACTGTTTCTCTAACACCGCCTGCAGTTGTTGCTGTAGTTGTTGATGTCAAACCATATTGAATATTGTTTACAAAAACGCTAATCTTTCTATTCTCATCAAAAACAATACGAAGTCTATATACTGTATTTGTAGAAACTGCAATTCCTAAATCTGTTATTCGATCAATACCATCTATACTATAAACAAAATGTAAATTAGCGTTATTAGTTAAAGTTCCTTGGTCATCATTCGATGCATACAAGAAGTAAGCTTGATTTGCATCTGTAGCATAAGCTCCAACCTCAGTTAACTTTAAACCAGCCCATATTGAGGCATCAGCAATATTAGCACCAGTAGATATAGCTGTAGAGAACTCTGTTTTATTTTCTGTTCCAAACCCTACAGCAGCCCAGGCTGAAGAGTCAACCCCTCCTGGCATTTCAGTAGTTGCGTCTCTTGGCGTTAGTATAGTATTATCGTTATCTGTGGTTCCTGTAGCTAGTTTTATTCCAGCAAAAGATAAATCTCTACCAGTAGCAGAAGAGGATTGAGTTCCACCTCCAAACACACCACCTAAAACAAAGTTTTGGTTAGGAGTTATGTATGGGTCTATAATAAAGAATAACTTAAATGATTGGGATACTATATCAGTACCGTTAGTTCCAAGACGTATCTTACAAGACCCATCTGCAACATCATGCACTAGAACATTAACCATAGCGTTGTCTGCTATAGTACCACCATCTTGAAGATTAACTAAAACTTGAGAAGTAGTTCCGTATATAAGGCTATTATTAAAAGTAAACTCTACAGTATCAGTAGCAGCTAAGTCTACAGCCTGCATAGTTATAATACCATACTTAGAATTAAGAGTAACAGCAGTTGTAGCACTTGACGATTGAGTTACAATAGCATCTGCAGCTCCTAAACTAGGAATTTTTTCAAAACTCTCTATAAGCTCATATCTATCTTCAGATTGAGATAAAGTACCAGATATATTAAGGTTACCACTTTTGTCTAACTTCATCACGTCTGCACCTGATGTACCAAATGTCATAGAGTCATTAGAGTGATCATAAAATATCTTACCTACATCGTTGTCGTTAGCATCACCAAAGTAAATATTACCTGATCCTGCTGTACCTGAAAGTATAGATAATCCAGAATCTCCTGAGTTTTCTAATATTAACTGGTTAGCAAAAGAACTAGCGGTAACTGATCCAGCACTTACAGACATAACATGAAGTAAACCATCAGGTTGAGTTCCTCCAGTACCGACCCCTACTTTTAAAAACTCTGCACGATCTGTAGAGAGATTCATAGCAGTAGAGTTACCGTTACCTGTTTCAACACTTCTAAGGGTTGAGTTTAAAACCTCAGTCCCTGTTTGAAGTATTCTTTGATATGTCTTAGATATAGATTTACCTTTTAATGAACCCATTTTACTTTTTCTTTATTTTCTCTATAGACCTACCTGCAAAATAAGCCCCATATACTGTTATTAATAACGTTTGATATATAGGAATATAGCTTTCTTGAATTACAAAACCTCCTATATTACCGTCAAATACTGACAAAACTACAAAAATTGCAGTTAAAAATATACATATTAACGGTCTAATATTTTTACTAAGCCAGTTGTCAGACTTCATATCTGCCTCCCAACGCTTAGTTACTTGCTCCTGTGCTTGAGACTCAGCCTTGATGAAGATTTCCTCCATAGCTCTTTTAGCAGCCATTCTTTCATCTTCAGATGTAGTTAAATTATCTACAACATTTCCAACTTGCTGTATAAGTCCTCCTCCCAATAAATCTAATATCTTACTCATACATTAGAATTTAATTCAGCGTATCTATATTTAGTATCTCCTTCCTTATCTTTATAAGCCTCTAGGACTTGTTTACGATTATCTTTTTCTTTTAAAGATATATGTATCCAAGAGAAATCAAATTCATTTATCATTTGGTCAAACTCTAGCCCTGAATTTAATACCCAGTCATAGATAACCTTATTATTCATTTGTCCTTCTTTCCAAAACTGAAGATCCAAAGCTTCAGCTTTACTATGCTGCGAGCGATTGCTCCCACCAATAGCACGATTAAGTTCTTTGGAACGATAACCACTAGTGACCCTGATAGGACCAAGAGAGTCACGCATAGGTTGTATAAGACTTGTAATAAGCCTTTGCATATTTTCCAAGTGTTTCTCTGGCATTTCATTTTTTATACCTAATCGCTTTGCTGTGTTACTGTGCTCTATTTCTGCACGAGAGAAATTTTTACTTAGTCTCATAATTTAATTTAAAATGCCTCCATTACTATTTCATCTATAGAGTTTTGTACGTCCTTAAGAGTAGCCTCCATAGTCATCATAATATTAGCTTGAAATCTTTTTACTTCTTCGTTGTTGTTAAATATAACAATAGTAGGAACAACTACTATCTTATACTCTTTAGACCATCTTGAGTCTGCTGTTATATCTACTCTTTCTGTATCGCAATCTGTAAGTTTCGATAACCAGGTTACTTTGTTGGCTTCATTAAAACTAGCGTTAAACTCAACAGCAACCATCCCGTTAGCAAAATCTTGAGATAAAGCTAATAATGGGGTAAATAATAGTAGTAATAATATTTTTTTCATATTGCTATTCTTATAGTTACTATACCTAAAGTAGCTCCCACAGTATTTGCAAGCATATCATTCCAATCAGGATTGCCATATTTTCTATCGTATATTTCTTTACCTGCGCCAATAAACATTGAAACTGCAAAACCAGATAATAAAGAACATTTTTTGTTTTTAGTTTTGTCATATACTAAAGCTGCAATTGTAGAGCTTATAACATAACTTCCACCCATGTGTAAGAGTTTATCGTTTTGTAACATTTGTGCTCTTGCAGTTAAATTTATAAGTAGTATAATCCAAAACAGTTTTATCATTTTAAATCATCTATTTTTTCTTCAAGACGCAACATGTGTCCCTTAATCTCTGTTACGTCTTCTTGTGTAGACATAATTGTTTGTCGGATAAGTTGATCTTTCATATCATACTCCATACGAGTAATCTCTGGATCAAGAGGTAATGGCAACTCTTTAGCATCAGCTATATCGTTTTGTAATGTAAACCACATACCTACTAATGTAAATATAAGAACTGCTATACCTGCTAAAGTTTTTAAACTTATATTAAAAGACGTTTCTTCGCTTAATTCTTTTGCCATAACTAAAATATTACGTAATTGATTCCAACACTAAAGTTGTGCCATCTTCTATTCCAATACTTATTATACTTACCTTCTATAAATATACCTAAACTTTTATTAAATCTATACCCAAAGATTAAACCTCCTGAGTAATCAACCCATTGACCGTTATTAAATTCGTAGTAGGAGTAAGCACTCTTAGTATTTACGTGATAAGGCATAACATTACCCCAGCTATGTAGCCAAAAATCTTTTGTAAAGTGATAATAGTCAAAACCTAGTACAAAAGAGTACTCTACAATATTTTTTAAAGAGTTTCTTTGTTTTTCTACATAATTATTTATAACTTCAGGTATTACAACTTCTTCCCATACTTCTTGACTGTTGGCTACAAGAGTCCCGTCAGGTGAAAAATACTCTCCCCCCAGGTTGATGTTGTACCCTTCTTGTAGAGCTAGGTATGTATAATGCAAAGTACCATTATCTAAAACCCAGTCTGCTAAAGGATCAAATCCGTAAGGTTCGGCAAGTCTTTGTACTAAACCCCCGTTCAGTGAAAGCTTGCCCTCCCTTACCTTTAATCTATATCTTTGTGACGCTTCAAAGTATTTAATATCAGCAAATCCATCTTCTAAATATTCTACTTTACTAACCCATTTGTCAGCAACATATCTTATAAAGTGATGTTGATTTGTATAATTAATTCCTAATCTTCTTACAAAGTCAGCCTCGAATAAGTACTCAAAGCCATCAACTCTACCAATTGTGGCGGCATCACTATAAGATCTTTCTGTACCGTTATAAAAAGTGTTAGCTCTGTTCTCATACCCAAAGCGTTTTATCTTTCTAATACCTATAGATAATGTATAATCAAAAGGCGTTACAATCACATCCTCTTCTAACGTCCCTGAAGTTACTGACCATATTTGATCATCAGACAAAGATGTTCCTCCATTTACTGCTGCGTAAAATGTAGAGTACTTAAATATTTTATGTAATTCTTGAGCATTACATGTTGATACTCCACCAAAGACTGTAATAAAAAATAAAATTAACATTACCCAGTATGAGATGTATGTAGTACTAGGTTTTATTTTATTTATAAACTTTTTCATCTCTTTAATACTTTTTTGTTACTAGTTACCCCTTCGTATGTAATACTAAAATTATATACACCTGCAGATAATAACCCTACATCTAACTGATTCAATCCTTCAGTGGTTTGAGATTCTTTAACTTGGATTACAAGTTTACCTGTAGCATCATATACTTTTATACTTACAGGACCATTTGTTAATATGTTTAATACATCTCCCATAGGGTTAGGGTACATAACTACATTATTACCTCTAAGTAAGTCTCTAGTATCTAATGGGCTGTCCCAGCTACAGCTCCAGTACAATGCCTGACATTTTTCATCCCAATCAGTATTACAACAATAAGGATCTACCATAATTACCCAAGCATAACATGTATCATTCAACCAATAAGGATCACCAGGTTCTCCAACACACCCTGCGTCATATAAACACTCAGCCTCTGTGTTTGCAAATACATCGTAATTAAACGCAGTTACATCCATACACCCTTCTACTACTTCAAGACAATCTCCTTCTGTATTAGCTATAGAGTCATAATTAAATGCTGTAGAATCCATACATCCAACTATAACTGGAATACAACTAAAGTCTTCTGTGTTAGCCTCTTCATTATAATTGAAAGCTTCTGGATCTGTACATCCAAGAATTGTAGTAAAACAAGCTCCTTCTAACTCTATATTAGCAATAGGGTCATAATTATCAGCTAAAGAGTCCATGCAGCCAAAATAAATGCAAGACTCATCTGCTGTATTAGCAAATGGATTGTAATTCCATGCGTTTGCATTCATACAACCATAAACTATAGCAACACAACTTCCATCATCTACATTGGCAATAGAGTCGTAATTAAATGCAAAGGGCGAGGTACAACCTTCAACAATCTCTATGCAGCTATCGTCAGGGGTATTAGCTTCAGAATTGTAATTTAGTGATTGTTCATCCAAACACCCGTATACTGTAGGAATACAGTAGTCACCACAAAAAGGTAAAGCACTATACACATTCCAAAAAGGTGGCTTATAAGGCTGTAAAGCTCCAGCACCATTATCTGCAAATGGGAAAGCACCTCCCTGCAAGGTAATAATATCGTGTGAGTTTATTAATGTAAATGAGTTATGCATAGTCTGGAAAGCGACTTCTGCAGGAGGAGTTTGAGGATTAGCTATCTCAAAGTAATATACCTTAACAGCTTTATCTGTCTCTAAAGTTATGCTAAACTCTTCTGAATAAGATCCAGGTCCCATAGTATAAGTACCAATAATACTATCTTCTTGCACAACTCCTATGTAAGAGTCACCCCAACCATCTCCACCGTCATCCTCTATAATAAGAGTGTAGTTACATGTTGGTATAATTTCGTTTAGCGTGGCTTCTGGATTGTAGTTAAATGCACCTGGATTTACACAACCTAAGGTATGTAGCGTTTCGCAGCTACCATCATCAAAATTAGCTTCAAAATCAAACTCTACATAAGTATTATTAGTGCAACCCTCTATTATAGGTATATCACATTGTTGTAACCATATAGGACCTGAGTATGCAGCACCACCAAAGTTAGCCTCTGGTAAAACCCATAGGGTGTCTAAACTACCACAAGGTTGAGCATCGCCTAGTATTATAAAGTTTCCATCTGACCCTCCCCATAAAGATCCTTCTAAACCGTCACCATATATATCGCTTAATATAAGCTCTACGCCTGTTTCTGGTACACACAAGTCGTATATAATAGTTTGGTTAGCTTCTCCGTAAGAATACTCTCCTGCGACTACATTAGCTACAGGTTGACCGTTAGATAAGTCTGTTAATATCCATCCAGTCTCTCCAGGGAATTGATCTAGAGTAATTTCAAAAATCATCTTGGCTTCACCGTCAGAACAACTAACGCCTACGCAACTTTCATCATCAAGCTCTGCCCAAGGGTTAAAGTTAGGTGCTTCAGGGTCAGTGCATCCATATATACCTTCAGGTAAAGGTATCTCGCAGTCACCCCCATCATAAGCAAACTCTTCACAATCAAAGTGTATAGGGTTTCCTTCCCAGGAATAAGAACCATCATCGCAGTATCCATCACCTAACCAATTCTGTGGAGATGGAACTCCATTACAATCTACAAATAAACTATCTTGAGAGTAAGCACTTAGTGTAATAAGAGCTAATAACCAGGTTAATTTTTTTAACATTTCCATCTTCTTCGTGCTTGTCTGATTCTTGAGTTAGGATCGTTTTGAGTCTTTTGGCTACTTCTCTTTAGTTGACCAAGAGATCTAGCACAGTATGACTTTCTTCTTTTAGCTCTTTTACCTTTAGGTTTATCTTCAGTTACAGCAGTTTGAAGTTTACTTCCAGGGTTAGCACGTCTGTAAGCTTTAACTCCTTTTGCAGTCATACCAGCTCCAGACTTAGTAGGTCTAAAGTTACCAGATTTAATACTGGTCTTTATCCCCATGCCTTTTTTTGCTTTTTTTATTGCTTTCACCTTTTTCTTTTTATATCTAGAGACTCTACCTTTAGTATCTTTCTCTATTTGAGCTCTACGTTTTTCACCAGGAGATAATTCACTCCAAGTAGTAGGCGTATCTTTTGTTATTCTCTTGGTAGGGCGAAAAGTATTTTCTCCACCCTCGTAACCTTTCTTACCTTTGGGTGTACGCCAGTCTTCTTTAAACCAGCGTTTAAGTCGTAAACCTGCTGCTGTCTTTCTAACTGCCACTACTTTTTCTTTTTTGGATGAGACTCAAGTTTATCACCTTTTCTTATTACTTTATAACCAACAGCTTTTTCGTATTTTCTTGTCTTATATATGGTAGGATGTTTTCTACCTTTTAAAATTAAACCTGTTTCAGGAACTCTTGACTGCATATGTCCAGTAGCGTCAGGTTTTATACCTCTTTTCTTAGCCTCTTCATAGTTGTATCCATATTTAAGTTGAGTTGACTTTTCTTTACTAGTTCCTTTTGCTTTATCAATTTTTTTATCTGCACGCTTATACCTGCGAATATCTTTTTTAGACATTTGCTCTCCTTTGTACATACGTCCTTTGGCAGCCTTTTTAGCATACCTTTCATCTAACTTTTCTGTTTTTGTTTTTTTCTTAATTGGTTTTGCCATTACTTCTTTTTCTTTTTACTACCTTCACCCCAGTTAGAAACTCCTACTTTTCTACACTTAGCCATTGCACCACTTCTGTAAGCTGAAGTCTTAGGTCCATATCTAGATACTACCTTGTGGTAGCAAGCATCTTTTACAGAACCACCTTTCTTCATAACCTTTACGTTACTACCTTTCTTTTTTCTCTTTACAGCTTTACAGGTACAACCTTTATGCATTATTTCCCAACTTTTTTCATTGCTATTGTATGAGCTTGAGTGAAGGTTTTACCAGATAACATTAACTTTTTCATAAGATTCATGTGTTTAGCACTATGATGAACTGAGTGCTTCTTCATAGTTTCTTTTTGTCTGTCTGTCAAACCTTTTGACTTTTTAATTGCTTTAGCCATAGCTTATTTTTTTGCAAATTTTTCTACCCCAGATATTCCAAAGCAGCCAAGTACTACCCAAACAAATGAATCATATACAAACTCATTAATAACTAAGTCTGTCCCAACCCATCCTGTTAGAAGGTCAGCTACCATTATAAGGCACATAATAGCAAACGCTATAAACCCTACGATAGCTTTCTCGTTCCAGTTATTGTCGTTCTTAAAAATCTCCATTAGTATTCTATATCAAATATAAACTCTAATGAGTGAGGTGTAAATAACTCTTCTTCATCAGCTAAAGCAGTTCCTGTAACATCGTTAAAAACTATAGAAGTTGCAGTTAAAGATTTAATTACACCAACTACGTTATCATCTGCATCAACTACTGTATCTCCAACTTTAAAGTGAAGTGTTGCGTCTACATTCTTAACTGTTATTGTATCTGAAGCTCCAGCACTAACAGCCCCATTCATATCTACTCCAGTAGCACCAGCATACGTTGGTGCTTCGTTAGCATCTATTGCAGCAAAATAAACAGAATTAGACCCAGATTCAGGTTCTAAAATCATTCCATTAAAAAATTGATTTTTTGCCTGCCCTGCAGTAGTTACAGCTAATACGGTAGTATGTAGTAGAAAGTTATCCCAATCATCAGTTGCAGTTTTCGTCAGACTATCGGTTTCTATAAAACCTAAAACTCTATCTCTTGCTTCCATGTAAGTTAAATTCATAGTACCCTGATTTAACGCTCCAAAAGATGTGGTATTATTATTTAAAAATATTAATCCCATATCAATATTGTGATCTGTTGTTCTGTTTACTATAGTCATATTTCTTAACAAACATGCTCCTTTTATAGGTAAAGGTATTTCTGTTAAATCAAATATTAAGTCATTATTACTGTAAGCATCCAAATCTAATATTGGTGAAACTCTTACTTTTTTAAAAGGCATAGTTTTTTATTTTAAATTTTTTTTATTTTATACGCAAATGTAATGATAATTTTTTAATTATGAGAAATTTATTATCTTTGACCTAATTTAATTTAATCAAATGAGGAATTACCTGAAGTATCTTAGTGATACCATGTACTCCTTCCAAAGAAAGTACGACCTTACGGATAACCAAATGAGGTTCCTACTGTTCATAAATGACGAGAAGGGGTCCTTTACTAAAAGGTTTATAAGAGAGAGTATGTACGTTAGTAAGAACTTTAATGATAGGATGTTTCCTGAGTTAGTTAAAAGAGACTACGTATTTGTATTTGAGAAACGAGCATGGAACTCTAACCTGCCTAATCAGTATAGGGTTACAAATAAGACTCATAGATTAATAAATAAATTTTATAATGTCCTAGAGGGACGAGAAGAAATATAAAAATGGCAAGATTAAACAAGAGCACTGGATTATTTGGAATGGGCGGTGGCAGAAGAAAAGGAGCTAAAAGTAAACTTAGAGACTTTTTAGACCAAAGAAAAAAAGGTAAGGTTTCCAGAATGCAGGCTAAAAGATTTAAGAAGATGTCTGATCAAGAGCGTTATGAAAGCATGATGGCTGCAAAGCAAAGAAGAGCAGACTTTATGGCTTCAAGAGCTAAAAGCGATCCAATGACTAAACCTGTTGCTAGTGCAACTACATCTACGACAAGAGATGTTATGACAAAGGAAGAAGGGAAAAGAATTATGGAGAACAACGAAAGAGCTATGCTTAATAGAAAGAATAAAGCAAATGCTAAAGTTGGAGAGATGTTTGAAATAATAGACTCTAAGGGTAATAAACAAAAAGTAATGAAGAAAAAAGCAATGTACGGATCAAAAGTAAAGGCTGTTAAGAAGGCACCAGGTGGTGCATCAATGAAGAAGATGCCTGAGTATGAAAAAGGTGGAGCCTTAAAATCAGTACCGTCAGATGCTAAGGGTTTATCTAAACTTCCAAAGAATGTACGTAATAAGATGGGGTACATGAAGAATGGTGGTAAATTAAAGAAAAGAACCACTACTGTAACAGAAAATACTCCTAGTGTATATTCTAAATTTACTGATGCCCAAAAATCTCAAATAAAAGCTAGAGGAGAAAAGCTTAAAGGAGAAGATAAAAAAGATTTTGATTATGACTTAGCTAGAACTAAGGACACTAAATCAAAAACTACTACTACTACAAAAAGAAGAAGTGGAAAGGTTAAGTCTCAATCTGTAACAGAAAAAAGAAAAAGTTCAATACCAGGTAGATCCACTGACGTAACAACAACTAGTAAAAAAAGAAGAGGAGGCTCAACTAGAGTAAAAATAACATCTTATGGTGCTGGTGACGATAAAGATGCAGGAAGAGTTGTAAAGCAAAAATTTAGTAGAAAAGGTGGGTTAAAGAAGGCTAAAGTTTTAAAAGCTATGTATGGAGCTAAAATGAAGAAAAAAGCAATGTACGGTGCAAAAATGAAAAAGTAAATATAAATGAAGTCACCAAAGGTAAAAGGTATAGGTGAAGTAGTCACCGAATATGGTGCTAAGGTGATGAAGATTTTTAAGAAGGGGCTACTAGGACGTAGCCTTTTCGATTTTTATGGGGATGTGAAAGCACAAACCTTTAGAACTAAAGAATCTGCATCAGCACCATCCACTCCGACAGACGGAGCTGGAGGTATTATATATACTAAAAGTGCAGATGGTAAACTCTATTATAAGAGTAACGAGGTCTCTGAAGTAGAGATTAGTTCTAGTGGGGCTACATTAACCACTGAAGAGGTTCAGGATATTGTAGGAGCTATGGTAGATGGTGGTACTGAGACCAACATTGCTGTTACGTATGATGATGCTGGTGGGAAGTTAAACTTTGTATCTACCGATACCAACACTACATACTCTGAGGCTACAAGCTCCTCTGAAGGTCTTATGTCTACAGCACATCACGATAAGCTTGATGGTATAGAGACAGGGGCTACTGCTGATCAAACTCAGGCTGATATTAATGCACTTGCTATAACTACAGTTGGAACAATATCATCTGGTGTTTGGCAGGGTACTCCTATCGCTAGTGCAAACTTAGATTCTGATACAGCACACTTAAGTGGTTCGCAAACATTTACTGGAGCTAAGACTTTTGAAGCTGGTATAGTACTAGATGGTAACAGGAGTGTTAGTGCTACTGGTGACGGTATAGCTATACACTTAGACTCTATGGATATAACAAACGCTACTACCTCTGCTTCAGGTACAGCGTCTCTCTATAATCATGTAGTACTTGAGAATCCCAGAATATTAGCTCTAAATTCATCAGTAACAACTAGTGAAGCCTCGACTCTATACATAAAAGGTGCACCACTAGCCTCCACAAACCAAACCATTACAAGGGCTTATGCTCTTAATGTTGCCTCTGGAGACTCATATTTTGGAGCTCCTATAGAAGTAAATGCTGCAAGTTCTAATGTAGCTATAAGCTGTGAAAGTACAGACGCAGATTGCATGGTTCTAGTCAAAGACAACTCTACTGCGGGTACAAACGCAATAGGTATGGTTGCTACAGGGGATGATCTTGTAATGAGGAATGACGAGGGAAACTTTAAAGTTAAGGTAGCTAATAATGCTACTGATGCCTTAACATTAGATCAATCAGGTAATTTAGATGTTACAGGAAGAATTACTGGTAAACAATATCAAGTGTTCCCAACTAACTTTATAGATGATTTTAATACTTCTGAAGTTTTTATGCCTATACATGGTACAACATTTGAACAGTCTCAGGTTTATCAAGATGATGTGGCTTTATTAGCTCCATGCGATGGTAGAATAGTATCTGTCACTCTTAGTATAATGAGTGTAACTGGTAATGCAGATCTTACAGTTAGGGTTTACACTTTAGGTCCTAATGCATCTGGAACAAGTTTGAGTAGTTGGACTTTAGAGGAGTCTGAAGTTTTACCTATAACATCTACAGATGATAACCACGTTTTACATTTTGCGTTTAGCAATACTAAACACTTTGAAAGTACAGAAAAATTTGCAGTATCAATACAGGCTGACTCAGATATAATGAGTAATTCATTTATATATGCAACAACAGTAGTAGAATGGGATTATAACACCTTACTAGGAAGTAGTGCAGAATATGATTCTGTACCTTAAACATAATAAAATAATTTTTATATATTTGCAAACACACATAATTTAAAATAAAATGGCAACAGTAACAGCAAAATTAACATTAACAAGTGCAGACTTATTGACTCAAAACTTAAACCTATCTTTAAGTAAGAGTATAACAGCAGCACATACAACAGGTTTAGCTCGTGCTCCTATAACATCGACAGCTATAGGAACAACATCTGGTCAGGTGACATTATATACTGCAGATGATTACGCAGCAACAGCTTATATATACATTAAAAATACAGACACTACAGCTACAAACTACGTGTACGTGTATACAGGATCTAATAACTTGCTAAAACTAGCTGGTGGGGAGTTCGCTTTTATACCATCTATTGCTGATGATACACTTAAAGCTTACGCTGCTGTTTCTGGCTCTATAGTAGAGTGGATGGTATTTGGTACAGATCAATAAGATCTAGACTTTAAATCCTTTTTATATTCTTTATTAGCATCCTTACAACCCTCACATCGGCATCCTCTTCTGTATGCTGCTGCTGAGGGGCATGGGATCTTTGCATAGTTACCCCTAGATGCTCTATAGTTGCAACTCTTGTGAGAGAAGGCTATATTATCAATATCAAAAAATAACCCCTTAGGATCTTCTGAATGAAGCCAAGGGGTTTTATGTTCAAGACTCATATCATCTGAGTGTTCTATCTCTGCACCGCACTGAAAACACCAGTGCATGTCTAACTTCTTAGCAAGCTCAAACATTAAGGTCTTCTTAAGCCTGTTCGATGCAGTACCATGGTCCATACCCAACTGCTCTTTTCTTACCTTCTTGCTATTCTTCAAGGTTAAGCTCTGTTACGTTTAAGTCTATAAGCTCTCCCTCAGACCCCTGAAGAACTACAACGTAATGCGAGTCCCCTACGTAGTGACCTGTAGCTATAAGACCCTCCTCGTGACCTTTTGGTCTATCTGTACCGTAAATATTGTC